GCCCCCGCTAGGGAGGTTGTGTCCACAAGTCGCTGCATAGCAAAGCCATGTTATGCGGACACGATAGCAGCTTATTTGGGGCTGCGTGAGACGACGATTTGATAACCCACTGCGTCTCGTGGAAAAGGTGGGTCCAAGGCAACACGAGTTGCATTGGCGGTCACAGACTTGGAGGGAAACAAGTAAGTGGGGTTGAAGTTCATGAGCTGACCATAGCGATAGAATCCCTCTCGAAATAGGCCGGTTAATGGCATGTCGGCTGCCTTGGAAGCATAGAGCTTTTCATTAGCATGGTCAACAGGAAGCATAATGAAGCGGACGGTGGAGACAGCGCCGGAAGCGTCTTTTTCAACGGTGACGCCGGTGACTTCAAAGGAAAAATTTCCCTCAGGTACGACCGGGAAGCCGAGGTGAGCAAGGTTGGCGAGAAGTATGGAACCGGTGTTGCTTCTGCCAGTGATTTCGCGTGCCGGTGAGCCAAACTCTCCACGCGGGAAAACACAATTCAACTCGAGGTCTGAGCAAGCTGCACGAACCACAGGGGAGATGACCCAGGCATCACCGCGAACAGCAGGGAAGTAATATTTTGGGGCTGGGCCGATGGGCGCGGAGGCGAAAACGATAGTCTTGGGGGCCGCGTGGTGTCTGCGGAAGTCGATGTGGTTCTCAATGAGTTTATCACGAAGGGCGACAATGGAGTCGAGAACCATATCCGCACCGGCGATTGATGCCAGCTGAGTTGCAAGTCGAGCGAGGGCTGACTTACCAGCACCGAATGAGTGATCGATATCATCCGCTTTCGCCTTGTTCAAGCCGATGAATGCAGTTGGGGCGCCGAGGTCATCTTGAGAGGAAGATTGGTTAAAATCAGACGCAGCGAAAGGTTGCCCTAATCGTAACATCGCTTCTTGAAGTGCATCTAACTCTTGCGGTTGCTCAAGGTCTGGCATATCGGGGTCATCGAGGCCGGGGAAATCATCGACTTGTGCTTCATCAAGGTGGCGGAAGACCTGGTGATCGACCAAGGGGGCATCATCATGAACGATTTCATAATCCACAACCAGGTCGTTTCTGGGTGGAGCTCCTATGGCGGGATTTGGGGCACGTATCTGGACTTCCTGATTCAAGTTCGGGAGATGGACGCGCCGGACGTTGACATCACGATCTCGACGTGGGCGGTTGAACGGGTTTTGGGGTTGACGAGGTTGCATCAGACGATTGAAGACGGGTTGAGCGTCCGCAGCGGCAGGGTCAAAGAAATCTCGCTGTAGGTCGCGCACTGCGTCAAAATGGTCGGGGCCAGCACCGAAACTACTTGATGTCATGCCCGATAACGCACCTTGGACGGGATCGCCGCCTGATAAGAGTGCTCCAGCTGCACCCTTCAAACCGCGAATGCCGACACGTCCGCCGGCTTTCAAAATCTTCTTGAACGTTCTGCCGAAGCTGGAAGCACTCAGTGAATTGTCATGCTTATCGGATCGGGCTAGTTGAGTGTGCACACGCAAAATCCCGGGAAGGATGTCGGGGAAGTATGGTTGAACATTTGGAACTTCGAGGTATTTGGAGTCCTCGGCTACAGGGTCGACTAAAGCTTCAACTTGTGCTTTTTGGTCCACGGCGATGGAATTCCCGGGGTTGACATTGTTGAAAATGCCAACGACATAACGGGTGGTTGAAGGCACATCCAAGAATTTAACACAAATCTTGGGAAAGGCGATCTCGGTGCAAACGAGGTTTGAAGCATATGTGAGAGATCGGATGGTGACATTGATGTTCTTAAGTAGATATCCGTCATAGGATCTGGCGCGAGAGGGGCCGCGGGTGTTAAAGTAAAGGTTCATGGTGTTAACCTCACCAACACCAGCGCTAAGGGAACAAGTCTCCTGGAAGGTCTGGGTGGTGCCAGCGCCAGTGTCGTAAGTCAGAAGGACATAAACGTAGAGGGTATGAGAACCTCCGGCATCAGGGGTGGCAGTGAGTGACATGTTGAACTCGCAATCACCCTGAACCATGTGCCTGAGATAGTCGTTGTTGCTACTCCAATCCCAAAGGGAGACATTGGTATCGGCAGGGAGAAGGAGATTAGCTCCAAAAGCGGCTTGCACGGCAGGGGTGAAGCCGGTGGCTTTCGCTGCATCGGCACTATTGCCAGTGGCTGCCACAATGTACGGGCGGCTGGGACTAGCATAGGTGGAGGTGTTCTCATAAGATTGGACACTGGGTTGGACGGCTCGAGCTATGTCAGAATTAATGGTGTCATAAGCTGAGTAAGTGCTAACGGCCTCAATAGCCTCGGTGGCATTAAACTGGTGAATGCTGTGTTCCTCGGGGCCGATGGTTCTAGCGTGAGCAGAACCATCTTGAGAAAGCGGACCAGGATTGGTGGGCAGAATCATCATGGGTGCACAGGCAAAATTCCCTAATGCCAGGAAAAGTTGCGCAGTAACTGCAACATTGGTGCCGGTGATGGCGGAGGGAGCGGAGAGGGAAAGTGCACTGTAAAGGGCGATTAACGTGGCGCCGGTGCGCTGAAGGTCACGATTCGGTTTGGCGTAAGCCAAAACGTCCCAGGTGCCGTCAGCGTGAAGGGCAATGATACAAGCACCTCGGTGGGCCGCGTGAACCGGGAAAGCGACCGCAATTGCGTCGCCCAGTCGATAACCGTCGGAACCACCAGCTGGGATCTTGAAGATAGTGCTAGTCTGATTCTTGAGAAATTTCGAAAGACCGCGCACGCCGACACGAACTGGGTGCTCGCCGTTGCCGTACATGACATCCATCATCATCTCAATTGTCTTTTCCACGGTGTCACAAGGAATCTCTTTGCCCATGGAGGCGAGTATTCGCTCTGGGGAAAAGGATGTGATAGATGCAGCCTTCAAATTCTTGTCGGAGGCTATCGCTTGGAAGCGTCTCTCGATGTTCGTAAGGGCTCTACCGGTGTTCTCGGCAAGTTGAGTATTTTTCTCACGAATAGCGTTAACAGCGTTCATGAGTGCCATGAGTGTGGGGACAGGGTCGTTGGGCATAACCGGGGCGGCACGTGGTTTAGCGACGGCTGAGTGACCGTGCTCACTGCCTTGGGGATGTTTTGCGCTTTGGATCGTAGCACCACTGGTTGTAGACGAGTTGGTCCCACGAGGTCCTCGTTGTTTGGTTCTCCGAGGTTTGCCAGAATCGTTATCACCATTATTGTTGTTGTTGTTGTTGTTAGCCATAATTGTATGATTAATAATAGATATGTGTGTAATTATTACAAATTAAATGCCCCACGTGGCTAGCGTGGGGGAGGTATTACACTAAACAAAGAGAGGGCAGACAGACTTAAGGGAATGAGGACTCATTACATATGAAGCTCGCGATAAATGAATTTAACGCGGGTCGTAATGAGCAAATCGGAGAGCTTCTTCTCCGGCGTGTTGCAAATGCGGAAAATAAGGTCTAGTGCCAAAGGTATGTGGTCTTGTTTGAGCTGATCAAAGGCGAAGGCGTCATAAAGTCTGGAAGCCTGATCCACATCTCGATATCTGCCGCATAAGGCATTTAAAGCGTTCTTCAATTCCAACATGCTTTTGTTGGTCCGCTCTAAAGGTTTTGAGAAGAATTTTGCAAGTAGCCTGATTGGGTCAAGGAAAGCGCCCTCCTTGGTCATAACGTGGTGACAGAAGATAGTCCTGTGAGGTTCACTAGATATCTTCAAAGTGACCATGAATGGAGTGACGACAGAACCAGTCTTCAATGACATACCATCGGGGAGGCAAAAATAACAATCGTCCCCGGCTGCGGCCAAGTAAAATTCTTTGATGCGTCTTGAAAAGTCGGGAAAGGTCTTTTTGCA